CATACAGGTTGTTGGAATACTAAATTAGGGGATACTCATATATATGTAGCCTTTCCTGATGATGTACAGAACCAAGTGATTCCTATGCCAAAGAAGTGGTTTAGTGGTATCAATGTGGAGGCTTTATAATGTTATCAATATTATCAGCAGTATTAGGATTTGCTACATCAGGGCTACCTAATGTACTAAAGTTTTTTGAACAAAAGGGCGACAATGCACATGAACAAGCGATGGCCAAACTTGATATACAACGAACTATGGAAATGGCTAAAGCAGGGTTTGCCTCACAAGAAAATATTGAAGAGTTTAGAACCGATCAGGTTGAAATGGAAACGTATGCGGCAGAAAGATTGGCATTATATAAACACGATGAAAAGCACGCGCAAAACGCGTCTACTTGGGTTATTAATCTTCGTGCTAGTGTCCGCCCCATTATCACCTATATTTTTGTTACTATTCTATTGGTGGTCGACTTTGTAGGTTTATGGTGGGCTATTAGTTCTGGTCAAAACTATGTAGAAGCTATGCAAGTAGTATTTAGTAATGATGAGATGGCTATAGTCGCCTCTATCATAGGATTTTGGTTTGGGTCCAGACATTGGGACAGATAAGTGAAAATATCGGAAGAGGGCCTAGCTCTCGTAAAACACTTTGAAGGTATACATAAAAAACCTTATATCTGCCCTGCCGGGTATTGGACTGTTGGCGTTGGCCATCTTATCAGTCGGAATGCTAAGCTACCTATTGAATGGGCTAGGTCTCTATCACCTGGGGAAATAGATGAATTACTTAGAGCCGACTTACAACGCTTCGAGCTGGGAGTACTTCGTATGTTATGTCCTGTGCAACCAACACAGTCTGAGTTTGATGCTCTTGTCAGCTTTAGCTTTAATCTTGGTTTGGGATGCTTTCAACGAAGTACAGTTCGCTCAGCGTTTAAGCGTGGCGATAAAAAAAGGGCTGGCGAAGTTCTTTTAAGGTATTGTAGGGCCGGCGGACGTAAACTTAAAGGACTAATTAGGCGACGATTAGCGGAACATGTTTTGCTAATGTCAAAAGGATAAAGTATGCCGTTAAGTAAGTTAAAATTTAGACCTGGTATTAGCCGTGACCGTACTAACCTAGCTCAAATGGGTGGATGGTATGATGGTGATATGATTCGTTTTAGAGGTGGATTCCCTGAAAAAATAGGGGGCTGGCAAGCAGCTACTATCACACCTTATGTAGGTGACGCAGTTAAACTCTTTGTTTATTCATTAGATACCGGTGCTGACATTGCAGGGTTAGGAACCACTAAAAAAATCTACATCCGTGCAGGTACAACTCTTTTTGATATTACTCCACTCCGAGTAACTTATACTACTTCTACTACTCCTACCTCTGATAATTGTTTTACTACCAATACCACTGTAGGTACAGAAAGCCAGGTGTCAGTGACTTTGACTGGACATGGTGCGACAACTGGAGACTATGTTACCTTTAGTGGAGCAGTTGCTGTAGGTGGGATAACAGCAGTACAACTTAATTTAGAATTTGAAGTAACAGTACTAGATAGTAATACTTTTACCATTGAGACAGCAGGGACGGCTACTTCAGTTGTTTCAGGTGGAGGTGGTACCTCTATAGTAGCAGCTTTTCAGATTAACATTGGCGCCGAGAGTTCAATCGGGGGCTATGGCTGGAGTGCAGGGCTATGGAGTCGAGGTACATGGGGAGGTTCATCAGTTACCCCTGCTATTGTAAATGTTAGACTTGTCTTCATGGATAACTTTAATAATGACCTTATCTTTAACTTAAATGATGAAGGACCTATTTATCATTGGACCTATGAGAACACTTTTAGTAACAGAGGGGTACTATTAAGTTCATTAAGTGGGTCTATCGCAGTACCTGCAAAAACAGAAAAGACTTTGTTTGCACCTAGTGGGCACTTATTAGCTTTAGGGGCAAGTGAATATAATACTGCGAGCACAGCAGGGGCGACTATTTCAGGATTAACAAGCGTTGGAACGGTTGCTACGGTAACTACCGGTTCAGTTCATGGGTTATCAACTAATGATTGGGTGGACTTATCTAGTCAAATACCTACAGCGTACTCAGGCACTTATCAAATTACAGTAACAACGACCTCCGCTTTTACTTATGTATTACCCGCCGCTGCTGGATCAATTACAGCGTTAGGAACGTATCAATCTGTCAGTTATACTGGTGGGGTATATAACCCAATGCTAATTAGATGGGCCGATGTGAGCGCAGATATAGGTCCTAAACCTGAAGTATGGAAGCCGGAGTTAGCCAATTCTGCTGGGTTTTTATATGTTAAAGAAGGGTCTAGAATTATTACCGCAGCTAATGTGAGGTTAGAAACTTTAGTTTGGACAGACACTTCATTAAGTACATTGCAATTTTTAGGTACTGCTGAAGTGTTTGGTCTACAGCTTTTATCTTCCGATACTAATATTATGGGTGCTAATGCTTATGCAAGCGTAAACAATAATATGTACTGGATGGGAACTGATAACTTCTTTATGTATGACGGGCGTGTTAATGTACTTAAGTGCCCTCTCTTAAGGTACGTGTTTGAGGATATTAATAGAGAACAGTCACAACTGATATATGGTGGCACTAATAAAGAATTTAATGAAGTTATATGGTTCTATGCTTCTGGTGGGGCTACCCCCTCGCTGGTTATCGACCGCTATGTAGTTTATAATTACCGCGATGATATATGGTATTACGGACAACTTAACAGAACCACTTGGGTAGATGCTGGTATTAGTAGACATCCGTTAGCTACTTCAGGGGGTTATATATACTCCCATGAAAACGGGCCTAACAACGGGCAACCGCTAGGTGCAGCCCCACTAGCCATTAGTTCTTACATTGAATCAGCGTTTATGGATATAGCTGAGGGGGAGCAATTTATGCTCACTAAGCGGGTTATACCTGATGTAGATTTTACTGCCTCTGAAACAATTAATCCGGTTACTGGGGTAACACTTATTCCTGCAGTAGATATGGCAGTTGCCGTTACTAAGTTTCCAGGGGCAGCCACTGCTACAACCGATGTAGCGGGAACTACTTTAACACGCAATGTTATTACTGCAACATCCACTATAGACCAATATACGGACCAAGTATTTATAAGGGCAAGGGGTCGACAGTTAAGCTTTAAAATATCATCAAATACGGTAGGCACTCAATGGCAGTTAGGGGATACTAGAGTTGATGCTAAACCAGCAGGATTAAGGGGATAATATGGCACATATACAACAACCGAAAGCGCCTAATTTAGCTTTACCTGCACTAGAATATAGTGAGTACCATCAAAATCAATTGCAAAATCAGCTGCGACTTTATTTTAACCAGCTTGATAATGCTAACAAAGAAGAAATTAAAAACTTGCACACGAGTAATGTGATGCATTGGATGGGGATATAATGGCCGGCGATTTTCAAAGTTTGACAGGGAGAAAGATAGCACAAGCTGAAATTCTTGCTACAGTGTCTATTGCGTATACAACCCCCGCAAACACAAGAACATACATTAAAGATATTACCGTAGCTAATACAACAGGGGGTGGTGTTGACGCATCGGTTTATATTGTGCCTAAAGGTGGCGCTGCCTCTACAGCAAACGCGCTTATATATACTAGCACAATAGCAACAAAAGCATATTTACACTGGACAGGATTACAAATAACAGACCCTGGGGACACAATACAAGTTTTGGGCAGTGGAACAGGGTTAACCATTAACATATCCGGCGCGGAAGCAGTATAGAAAACGGTTTATCCGTAGCATATTACATGGTATTATACAACTTATATAAATAGGAATTTATTATGCAGCAAAATTACAATCAGATGGCGCAAGGCTTAGCTTCTCTTGGTAGAGGCGATGATAGTATGCTTATGCACATTACTCCTGATGAGTTTCAGGATTTCAATCGTATGGCGCAAGCTGCTGGTATGGAGCATATACCTATTAACCCAATGACTGGACTTCCTGAGTTTGGTTTTGG